CAAATAATATAAAAATGTATACATCTAATAAACAGCATGAATATGATCCATATCTACAAGACTTTGGATCAAAACAAGTTGGTATCAATCAAGCACTTAATGATAGAATGAAAATTATAGAACTTCAAAATTCTGCTTTAAATATAAAAATAAAAAAACTTGAGGAAATGATTGCAAAAATGTCTATTAATACTAATGAAACGTTAGAACAAAAATTAGAAGAAATGACTGATAAACTAGATGATCTTCAATCTAGGATTGATTTACTTGACGAATAAATAAACCGGAGTATACTCTTATTATGCCTAACTCAAAACAACGTATTACTAAACGTGCTCATAAGAAGCGTGAAGAACGCATGAAGCGCAATCGTATTCAGAGCCTTATGAAGGCTCGTGTTGGTACACTTCGCAGTCTTGACGCGAGTGGACAACTTCCTGTATGTGTCAAGGAAAAGAGACTGCCCAATGGCTAAAACTGCCACAATGATGTCGTTTGATGAACTTCGAAAGAAGTATGATCATATTGATTGTTTTTTCACATATTATAATGGAGAGAAATCTTCCTTTGATTTTTATGGCACTGATGCAAATGGAACTGAGGTTCGTATTTCCATCGGTGGATGTCCTGCATGGATTAAAACCATTGAGTTTGGTCCTAAAGATCCCCTAAATATTAGCGATTCAATCGAACGTCATGTTCGATTTGTTTCTGTAACAGATAACCGTGGTAAGCAAGTTTACGAACAATTTTTTGATGTCTAAAGGAAACTAATGGGAAATTCAGATTATAACGATTTTAGAAATTGGCAAAATGGTGACGATAATGAAGAAAACAATCCACATAATGGATTCTTTTTCTTTGGTAATTCTAGCCCAGAGTTTAAAAAAATATGGGATCAGATGCGTAATGGTGAGAACCCTGCAGATAGTCTTCGTGACTATCTTAACATGGATGACATTTTAGATCAATGGAGTAAAGAAAATAAAAAGAAACCATTTAATCAAAACAATCCACCAAAACATTCTCGTAAACCTAATCGACATAAGCCTAAGACTACTCCATTTACTCAAGAAGAATATTTTAAACTTATTGAGATTCGTGGATACCTTGCTATTCAAGAACAGTTTGCACATGTCAAGGCACTAGATAAGTTGCTAAATCAAATTATTATCAAGCCAGTAGATAATCCAGGAGAATTCCAATGACATATATTCCAGGTGAAGCGTATCAAAAAGGTTATGCAGCCCGTATGGGTGGTGCAGAAAGAGCATCGAATGTAAATGAGTCTACCAGTGTATATTGGGAAGAATGGGCTACTGGTTGGGATGATGCTAATACTAAGGTAATTACAGAAGCCAGACAAAATGCTGGTTGTTCAAAGCCTAAGTGTTGTAAGAACTTTATTCAGGATTAAGTTGTTCTTAACCAAGAACTAAATCTTTTTAGTTCTGGCGACAATCTTTCCAAATTAGATTGATCCTCTCTAGGCAATGTCTGGAGAGGATTATCTTTTCCAACAGCAATAATACCAAAATCACTCCTAGACTTTATTCCTAATTGTGATTTTTCTACTGGTTGTTTGCCGCCCCTAGTTGTTCTTACAGAGATTCCTTTTCTTAAGATTGTTTCAGCATCCGCAACGCCTATTGGAATTAACTCTCTTCCTTTTTTTGTTGCCAATCTTAATGACATTTTATCATTTTGTGGAAAGGTTTGGCTCATGTAATGGGTTCGAAGTTGCTCTTGAGCTCCGGGGTCTGAATAAAACGGATCAAGAATTTTAGATTTTATTCTTTCAGCTTCGCTTGTGTCACCGGCTTCTGTTGCCAATTCTCTTGCTATATGGGCCGGTGTTCCAGAAACAGTTGGGAATCCCTTAAGACCACCAACTTGTGTATCTTTAAAAAACTCTGATGGATCTATATTTACTTGTCCTCTGGCTTTTATATTTTTTGCATCAAAAACTTTAATAAGATCTTCAGGATTTTCTAAATCTTCTAACCCCTCTAAATTTCCTAAACCGTAGTAATCCGGTTCGTGTGTTGATATTGGTTTTTCTGCTGAGTGTCTGAATTGGCCATGCCATCTTTGAGCAATTTCTGCTCCTTGATTTCCCAATCTTTTCATTAGCTCAAGTGCAGTTGGAATACTTTTTTCTAACTCAGTTCCTGCTGCATATTTTTCTGCAGACCCAGCTTTTAGATAAGGCTGCTTCTTCTTCTCGTCTTCTTTTTGCTTTTCATCTTCATATTTTTGTCTTACTATTTCAGCGGTAGTTTGTAATTCTTTTCCGCTTATTTCTAGAGGCTTAATTTCCCGATCATTTGTTCTTGTTGCCACGTTTATTTCATCATCCTTCGCAGAGTCCGTATAATCCTTGACAAGACTTTCATTCAAAATATCTAAAAAATTTAATTTAAATTCTTCAGCAAAACTTTGTTTAGAATAATCAACCCAATGAATATCTTGTTTACCAGTATCTGGATCTACAGAACGAAGAGCTATTTTTCCTTTTGGATTTCTAGCTTGATATCTTTGTAAATATGTTTTGGTTTCACTCGCTGGAAGATGTTTCCATGCTCTAGCTGCTTTAAATTGTATCATTTCTTCTGGGCAGACATCAAACATTTCACAGTTGTCTAGACCTACTGGTGGTTTTCGTCTTTGCATCGGAGCCATAACAGGATCAAAACCACCAACACCACCCTGATTGTTGGATACCACAGGTGTACCAATGGTTCCAGCACCACCACCTCCACCACCGACACCCATATCTTCGCACAATGCAATATAACTGGTGTTTGGATTTTTATTAAGAGCAATATATCCTTCAACTAATCCTGCAAATTGTGCATCACTGATATCATAGGCTTGAACTGATTCACCAAATAATTGAAGAGTACTAAGGTAATTTGTTAATTGTGCTTTAGTCAATCCAGCAGGTAGCTGTTCAAAGATCTTCTTTAATTTAATAATCAAATATTCAAATGAATCAATACTACTTTCTGCCTTTAATACATTACCACTTGCATCAATTGCACCAGAACTATATGCAGCCAATTCGGTATATGGTGCAGAAATGCCTTGAGCAAATTTATAAAAATAAAAGGATGGAATGTATTGTGGTGTGTTCATTTTTCAACCTGTAGTAATTTTCTATCTACTCTTGGGTCAGTATTCAATTCTAGGTATTTTACTTCTGGTAAATTTTTAATATTAAAATTTAAGAATACGGTAAATGATTTCAAATACGAATATAGTCTGGGTTCAACTTTAAAAAACAAAATGCGTATGGCATTTTCTTCGCCAAACACATTTCTTAAAATTATTATATGATTTATTATAAGTCGTTCACGTATTGACTTTAAAGTTTTATGTTTATGAATCTTTTGTAAAAGTCTCTTTACATATTTGATTCTCTTTAAATCATCCATGAACTCGGCTTTACCTGTGCATTCACTGTTGAAATAACAGCCCTGACAGAATTCGAGAAATATATCTTCTGTCAGGGGAGTATTTTTATCAACCATTATTATCTCAGTGTTGGCAACCGCAACCATTTTGATCTAGTTCCATATTATATGAAGAAGTGGCTGTTGGAACGATTACCAGACTAACTTTACGTAGATGGTTTGGTTGCATGGTTACTGTAACTTGAAGAGCCAAAGAATGACCAATTTTCTCTTTGATACCATCGCCTTGTTTGAACCCAGCCTTATTGACATCATCGTATGGATTTTGACCATAGACACCCAATTGAGGGCTACCGTATTGAACAAGTTCAAAGGTGCTCACACCATCTGGAATTTGCATTTTTGGTGCTGCAAAGTCTAAGCCAACCATATTCAATTTTTGTTGTACAACACCCATAATAGCATCTGGATTGATGTAGTCTCTGGAGGAGAAGGTGTACAACATAGCGTTAATAGCGTCTATCTGCCTTGGGAGGGCTAGGTTGAAGGTTCCCTTGTCTGTGAGGGGAGATTGACCAACTTTGCCTTGTGGGTCACCTATATAAAGACCACCACCAAAGGTGTGTTCACCCGCATTTTCAACGAGTTTGGTAATTCTGGATACGAGTTGTTTAAATTTCATGGTTGTCCTCTATTTAGTCCTGTTTCTTATTAGCCCATATAGATCTGGATTGTATACTTGTTCATTCAGAGATCTAAGGGTATTCTTGGCAATATTTTCTTTAATTTCTTTTAATCCACACTTATTTTTAAAGGAAGGATTATTCTTAACAATTTTACTAGAAATAATCTTTTTCATATCAGTGCCTATTTTGATGTTCACCCTTATGATGTCCGTTATCAGCCCGATTATCGGATTTATCCCGAACTCTTAAATTATTTATACCTTTTGAACCACCACTACGAAGAGGCTTCTTATGGTCAATGTCTTTTCCATCACCCTTTTTGGCTCTACCCTTTTTAATCATAAGATCTCGTGCAGCACCTCGTGCAGCACGTTCTTTTCTTTGCTTCTTCTTGCCGTGATAATTTTTATATTCTTTTTTATAATCTCGTTTATATTCTTCAATAACAAGATCATTAATCAATCCAATCATACATACTGGATTTTCATACATTCGTATAACGGCATTTTCATAAATTGAATTCAAATTTAACATAACATATTCAGCATTTTCAGTTAATAGATTAGATGAATTTTCTATTAATTCTGCTTCAGTGTTTGTTATTAATTGATTACGAACTAGATGAGCTATAACAAAATTATTACTTAAAGATTCAATTAAAATATCATTGAGGAAAACAACAGATTCTCCTAAAACTTCAGAACTAATATTTTCACCCTTCATAACAGGAATTCTGATTGTCTTCTTACCAATGGTAACATAATTGTATTGTACTGAATTTAAATCTTTATTATTGAATCCTGGGAGAAGACTTGCATTTAAAAGGAAGTCATGATTCTTAACCAGGTAGTCAACCATTAATTGAACAGGTTCAATAGAATCTTTAGGTACAAGAATTCCATCTCCCTTTTCTTTTTTCTTTTCTTTTGGTTGGGATTCTTCAATGATTGTAGTATACTTCTTTAATGTCTCAGCAGCCGATGTCTTGTACGAGGATATATTAGAAGCTGTCATAGTATCTTTAGCTTTAGACATATCAAAATTAGATTCAGCAGAAATAGTATTAAAATAATCATCTGTCATAGGGAAAATACCATTGACAGTAATAAGATGATTTGGAGCCATTTTTGGATCAGCAATATTGTCACCACGTAATACAGTTTTTAAAAGTGTACTAATGATGTTTGTCTTGAGAGCCGATTTACCACTTCCACGCATAATTTCAAGAGCACCTTCTTGCCATGCCTTGATATATCTTCCCATTGAGGCTAATGGATTTATATTGCCATCTTCATCGATAACATTACCAACAACATTTCCAGAGGCATCTTTTATTGGTGTAGATTGTAACTTTTTTAACATTGCTGGATCAGCTTTAATCTGACTCAGCATTTCATCTGGAATCAAAACATCGGAAAATGCTTCTTTTCCTTTTTGCATCTTTTGGAATGATGCTGCAAGTTTTGGATCTGAAGAAATTAAATTAGGATTAGATAAGGCTTGCGTTAATGCACTAGAAACAAATCCTTTAAAGTTTTTATTTGATTGATCAAACTGATTAGTCGATAGAGACATTTCTCCACCTGCTGCAACTTTAAATCTATATTCACCGCATTGCATATCACTTGCACCTTCTGCATTTACTGGCTTACCGCCATTTTCTACATTGGTTAATAGGTTTTGAATACATTCATCACCAATTTGTGATAAGATCTTACGCGCAGTAAAGAAGGCTGCTCGTGTGAAGTCATTAGCATCTTCAGTCATAGCACCATATGTTAACATTTCTTGTCTACTAGCACCTGCTTTTAATTTTGCAATGAATACCAAAGCATTCATTACTTGTTGATTATAAGGAGTAGAAGAAGTATCATTGATACCATATTCGACAGTTAAATTTTCATAAGATAGCTGATCAAAATCCGTATTTGCCGGGGGCTTACGAATCATCTTGAAATATTCATTACGTAATTCTGGTGGCATTCCCAACAATTGATCTGGTTCCATTTCACTCATTGCTTGGAACATTTGATCTTTAGAAAGTTTCTTGGCTTTACCAGATTCTTTCTTTTCACCCGAAGAAGATTTTGTTTCTTCTTTATCTTTTCCTTCTCGTTTTCCCTTAGACTCTTCCTCTTTTTTACCTTCTTTTTTACTACCTTCTTTTTCTTTTATATCACCAAACAAAAGTTTAGATGCACGAGTTTGTTCAAACTCTTTAGAATTTGTAGCCTGTTGAGCTTCTTCAAGAGTTAAAACATCTTTATTTAATTTTTTATGCAGACTTGCATTAAAGGAATCTTTAAAGATTAATTGTACACGACCACTTTTGGTCTCAACCAAAATTACTTCTTTAATAAGTTCTTGTTTTGGCTTACGATCTCTTGGAACTTGTTTAGATCGTTCGATGCGTTTACGAGCAGCATCCTTTGCAAGATTGTTTCCTGCACCCGATTTAGCCCTATCTTTTTGTTCTGAAGCCCCCAATTTGGGTGATGCAGTTACTTCGTTAAGTGTCGAAGGGTTTAAAATTTTTGATAACAGTGTTTTAAAGTTCATCTTAAATTATTTAGGCTCTGAAGAATCCTTATATTCTTCCAGAGGATTGTATAATTTAAAATTTTTATGAGTTTTTATCTTACCATTTACTAGACTTTTAATTCCACCATAAGAGAGATTATGGTTTCTTGCAAATTCTTTTAAATTTGTTACTGGAATAACTTGATTTGTTGGAATGTGTAGAAGAATAGTAGATTTAGTCTTTATGACCTTTTTCCTGGCTGGTTCTTTCAATTTTACACGAGGACCAACTTCCAGAATTGGTCTAACCTCTACTGCAGTCCAACCTTTATATGTTTTACGAGTACCGTTTAAAAGTTCACATATTTTACTTGATGTCATACCATGTATGGCAGCAAATTCTCCCATATTAGAAAAAAAGACTTTTTCTTCTGTGTCAACTCTCTTTAACCAATAACCATTTTTGGTAGCAATATCAGTAATCCATTTCCAATATCTACCTTCTCGACGAAAGAACCCACCATGGTCTTGAACAAATTGGTGTCTGGCTTTCGCAGATTTAGAATTGTCATTCATCTGTGTCCAGAGTTTGGTTCCACGTGTATTGACACTTTCTTCTAATGAACGCGATTCATACTTTGCCATGATGTTTCCTATAATCTGTAATCAAGAATTTTAAATGTTTAACGTGATTAATTGGTTTATCTTGAAAGACTTGATGAAGACCATCTTCACATGCAATCATTATTGCAAAATTGTCAATAATAATACCGGTTCGTTCTTGAAACATCAATGAATATGCTGTAGCCTGAGCAAAGTAGCTATCAACATCTTTGGTTCGTTTTTCTTTTGTACTTGCTTTAAAATCAATAATAGAAAGTTTTCCATCATATTCAGCAATACAATCTGTTCTTCCTGCTAGACCCAATATCTTAGACCACAGTGGGGTTTCTAATGCTACAATATTATCAATCTTGTCTATCTCTGGTCTCAGAATTGAAAATAGAGATTTAATTCCAGAATGTAAGTTATCATAATCTAGATCTTCATTGTTTAAATATTTTTCAAGAAGACTATGAAATTTAGTTCCTCTAGCAAGAACTCGTTTACTTTCTTCTGGATTCTTTCGTCTCCATTCAGCAAAAAACTCTTGTTTACGAAACCCTACGACTGTAGTTACAGAAGGAAAAATACCTTCTGGTGTACTATACATTCTAGGTCCAGAACCAGATACTTCGTTTAAAGAACCTTCAAGTAATAACGGCTTGTGAACAAATTGTTTAGTAGATATAATAGCCATAGAATTTCACCAGATGAGTATACAACAAATTAACAGATATACAATTATTTATCTTGCTTTATATCGAACAGCAAATTGACCCATTGCTTCGGCTCCTAAGCCCAAATCAATGTTCTGGCCTTGTCCTTTAAATCCATATTCTTCTGATCCACGTTCTGGACTACCACCAAACCCGAGAATTGGAGGAGTGAACGGTGGCTTAAATGGTTCCATGGTTTTGGTTCCTCGACCAGTTTTCTTTGTATTTTTGGTTTGGCTTTTAGTCTTGGTTTGGGTCTTTAGTTCAGTCTTTGGCTCAGTCTTTGGCTCAGTCTTTGGCTTAGTTTCTGGCTTAGTTTCTGGCTTAGTTTCTGGCTTAGTTTCTGGCTTAGTTTCTGGCTTAGTTTCTGGCTTAGTTTCTGGCTTAGTTTCTGGCTTAGTTTCTGGCTTAGTTTCTGGCTTAGTTTCTGTTGGTTTTACACCAGGACGTGTAGATGGCCTTGGAACAGTTCTAGGATATGGGGCTCCAGGAGTACCTCTGGGTGGAAGTACTACAGGATTGGCACCGGGCAAGGTTTCAGGTAAAGTTGGTCGTAAATATTCACCTGGTTCTGGTTCTAATGGATTTCGTGGAGCGGGAGATGGTGTAACTGGAGCTGGTGTAGCTGGAGCTGGTGTAGCTGGAGCTGGTGTAGCTGGAGCTGGTGTAGCTGGAGCTGGTGTAGCTGGAGCTGGTGTAGCGGGTGGTGCAGTTGTAGGACCAGTTGACCGTGGAAGTGCTGTTGAGTTACGTGCAGCAGCAGCTTGACGAGCTAATTCTAATTCAGTTTTTCTGGCTGCAATAGCTGCATCTCGCGCCAAACGCTCCGCAGCAGCTTTTGCCGCAGCTTCTGCAGAAACTTCTGCAGCTGTTTTAGCAATCATCCTACCTATAAGCTCTTTTGCTAGTAAACCAGCTGGAACATTTAAAAATTCACACATAAATGTTTCTTGATCAGAATTCTCAAATCCATTTAATGTATTATTATATCTTTCTTCAAGAATAAAAGAAATTATTGGATTTAATTTACGCATATGTTATTTTGCTCTTTGATTTCGATATGCTGCTGCTTCTTCGGGGGAACTAAAGAATTCATCTGGAAGATCTGCATCATTATATTCCATTTGTCCTGCAGGAACAACAGTAGGTTTACCAGACATTTTATTAGCTTTTGCTTCAATATCTTTTGCTCGTTTTAATTTAGCTTCTTCTTCGGCATCTTCAGCAGCATTTTTAATATTTATGTTGGGATCACCACCACGTACACCTGTTTTAGTGGTATTTAGTTCAGCAGCTCCACCAATTTTATTGCCAAGCCAATCCTGTAAACCTGTCTTGTCTCCAAGATATTCACCAAGTTTATATGATCCATAACCCACTGCACCTAAAGCAGCTCCTCCAGCTGCAGCACTACCCACTGCTGCTGCAGATGGTAATGTGCCAGCAAATAAAGCTGTACCAGCTACATCTGCCGCACCACCGGCTGCATATGATACAGGTATGCGCACAGCATTAGCCCAAGACTGATCTTTGATACCAGCAGCATCCATTGCTAAATCGGCTCCAATCATACCACCGATACCAGCTCCGAAGCCACCTATTCTTTGAACTCCACCCCAATTAACTCCAACACCACCGGGTACCTTTTTAACTGGATTCAATGATTTTACTGTACTTGTAACAACTTCAGCAGGAATTGTAACAAGTTTTGCAACTTGTTTAGCTCCACCCTTTACAACTTGTCCAGCTGTTGGGAGTTGTTGTGGTACCATTTTCCCTAAAGCGGTTCCGGCTTTTATAACTGTTGGTATGTTTCTAGCAACGGTTCTTCCTACATTGGAAGATGTTGATGGTGGTTTTGGATTTGTTGGTGTGCTAGCTGGTGTACGGGATGTTGGACTGGATGGTTTACTAGATGGTGTACTTGATACAGTTGGTTCACCACCTACAACTCTTGTTTGTCTTGCCGCACTTGCTCTTGATAATACTTCTAGTTCCTTTGGAGTAAGATTTCCTTTTCCATACCTACTTATTCTATCTAAAATTGTATTAATATTTGTAGTGGGTGTACGATCACTTACATATCTAAGGTCTAACCCTGTACGGGGTGGTGGACCATCTTCATTTAAGTTACTCAATTCAAATAATAATGATTCAAGAAGTGCTTTATATTCTTCTAATTTATCTATTTGATTTTTATAATACTCAATTAAATAATCCATTTTGTATTATCTTGGTTTGCGAGAAACGCTATTGGGTTTAGTAAACGAAGGCATTAGCTTATTAACTGCATTATTAACTGCAGTTGTTTTAACAGCACGAGCTCTAAATGCATCTCTTTCAGCTTGATAACCAGTCCCAGGTTGATTTACAGGAGTATTTGCTACTGCATCTCTATCTCGTGCTTCTTTAGCACCTGCTTGTCCTGCATTATTCCAAGCTTGACGCGAATCCCAACTATTTAATTGTCCAATTTTACTAAGATCGAATAAAATTGGTTGATATGGAAGTACTTTAGGATTTGTAGCTTTGGCTTTTGGAGTTTCTCCAGGACCCATTGCTGATCTTTCAAATTCTTCAGGAGATACTCCTGTGGGGGGAGTTACACGAGTTGGTTCTGTTTGTGACAATGGTGCTTCACCTGTTGGTTGTGATGCACCAGGATTTTTAAATCTATTTCTAAAATCTTGAGCTCCTGTAAACCAATCTGGTGCTGGTGGAGTTGGTTCTGGTTTAGCACTAGGTGTTCCTAGCCAATCTAAACCAAATCCTTTATTCAATGTTCCTTGTAATCCACTATCTTGCTTTGGACGTTGATTAACTAAATCCAATGTATCGGGAGTTTGTCTAGTTGATTGTGGAGCTGGTGTTGTTTGTGGTGCTGGTGTTGCTTGTGGTTTTCCAACCCATGGAGCTTGGAATCCACTGGCATTTACACTGATTGATGATTTACCAGATTTTGGTGCTGCGGTAGTAGATGGGCGTGGACTTGGAGCAACAGCCTTTTTGTCTCCACCAAATCTACCACTTTGCCCACCTCTAGCTGGATCATTCATTGCTGCAATTTGATCTGGTGATTGTCTAGTTATATCTACACCAGGTTGAGTAGTGGTTGATTTTGGAGCAGACTGTTGTACAGGCATTCTCTTTTCATTGCCGGGTAAGACAGGACTGGCAGTAAAACTCGGTCCAGCAGAAACTGGTGTGCTTGCAGATGAAGATTGAGCTGGTGAGCCACCTCCAGTTCTTCGGTTCAATTCAGCTTCCATTTCTAGATATTCTTTAGATTGTGGACGATCACCACTTTGTTTAATATTTCTCATTCTATCTTTGAGTTCATTATTTCCTGCACCAGACTCAGGAACAGCGGGACCACCACTAGAAGGAGACCATGCTGCGGCTTCTGTTAATTGCTTCAACGTTCTTTCTAAAAAATCAATTTGTTCTTGAAGTTGAATTGCTTTATTTTGGTATAATCTAGACATGTAATCCATGGTAATATCCTTTATTGGGTGTAACTATTTATTTATGCTTGTAAACTTGTGCTTAAATCTTTGGTTTTTTTATTGACTTCTTTTCCACTTAAGGTCATATTTGGAAAAATATTTGGTGCGGTTTCTTCAGTTGGGCTATTTAAAAATCCAGAACCTAATCCAGAACCACTATTAGTGGTGGTACTCAGAGGTGTTGTAGTTGATGGGGTAGGTGTTTTGGATGGCATCCCAGTTCCCATATTTCCACGTGAACCATCTCTACGTGAAAAGTCACCAGTCTTTACATCATCAGCTGGGGCAGGGGTATTGATATTTCCACGTGAACCATCTCTACGTGAGAAGTCTCCATCTTTTACGTCATCAGCTGGAGCTGGAGTTGGAGTATTGGTATTTCCACGTGAACCATCTCTACGTGAGAAGTCTCCATCTTTTACGTCATCAGCTGGAGTAGTGGAAACCATAGGGGCTTTACCTCTATTATTTTCTCTATCATCAGCACTACGATCTTCTGCTGGAGCCTTTAATGCTTTTTGTGATGCAATAAATTCATTTGCAATTCTAGTAGTTTCAGCTTCACTTTGTTGACTTCCACCACGTTGACCTGGTTTAGCATAACGTAAAGCAATATCTGATTGTCTTATATTACCTTGTTGTGGACCAGCAGGATTGATTGAATCATTTGCTGCACGAAGTTCTTTTTGTAATGCAATAGTTTCTGAACTACCTGGATCTTTCGCTCTTGCTTCATTCCACCTTGATTTAAGTTCATCTCGTTCACTACCTGCAGCAATAGTTGCAGTACGAATTGCATCTGATCTTGCACGGCGATCTGAAGTTCTTGCTGCAGCACCGGCTGCACCACCACCATCACCGTCTCCTTTCATCATTCCTCTCGCACCTCTTAAATTATTAATAGTATCTTTTAATTTACTAGATTCTTTATAAACACTGGGTTGTGGTGAACTTTGAGGAGCTTGTGTTTGTTCTGGTTCTGGTGGAGGTGGTGGGGGAGGAGGTGAGACTGGTGCCATAGGGGCTTTGCCTCTATTATTTTCTCTATCATCGGCACTACGATCTTCTGGTGCTGGTTCTTCTGGTTCTTCTGCTGTGGTTGCTTGTTGAGTATTTGTATTTAAATTGGCTGCGGTCATATCTTCTTTGGCTTTAACCTGACCTTCCAAATCACGCATTGCCTTTTGATCCGGAGTTAAAGGAACACCGGGAGTAAGTTGTTGACTATCTACTTGAGCACCAACTTCTCCAGCCGTTGCATCAGTACTCATTCCAATATTACCAGCAATTGTTTTAATTTTTTTTGAAACAGCATCTAAAGTTTCATCAAAAATACCTTCTCTAATTACTCCAAAGGGATTTGATGTGATATTTTTGGTATGCTGAATATTCTCAGGTGTACCTTTTTGATTATTTCGTTCAATGGCATTAATTGCTTGACGAATGGTTGATGCTGAGTTAATATTATGGTTAAATGATGATGGTTTATACAACTTATTCTGTTCAAGAATGTTTTTTATACTTGACACCATATCATTGGGGGTTTTGACAGGTTTGTGAATTTCCTGTGGTTTCCCCATAAAATCTTTAACTTCCCAATAAAAATTACGATCTTGTTTATTATCCATGGTTATGAAATATTTAGATTTCTATAAATACTTAAAAGGTATGAATAAACAGGTCCTCTTGTTAAACCAAGATAGTACACCCCTTAATATCATTACCATTAGTAAAGCATACAAATTAATAGCCAGAGATAAAGTTTGGGGGGATGCCTCAGATGAATTTATTGAAGTTGTCTCGATATCTAAAACTATTAAAATTCCCAAAATTTTAATTTTAAAGTATTACGTAAAATTACCCTTTAAAAAGGCTGCTGCATCTAGGCAGAATATTTTAAGACGAGATCTCTATTGCTGCCAATATTGTGGAAAAGAGATGAATAACAAAGATGCTACTATTGACCATGTTGTTCCTACCTCTAAAGGTGGAGCATCTTCTTGGGTGAATATGGTAGCCGCATGTAGAGCATGTAATCTGTTTAAAGGCAACCGATCTGTCAAAGAAGCCAATATGGAACTTATTAGTAGACCAAAGGAACCTTCTTACGGATTCTTGTTTGAAAACATGCTAATTACCTTTAGAAAGAAAAAATAATGCCCAACTATGCCTTTATATGTAATGGATGTGACCATACCTTTGATGAAATGTTATCTCTATCTGATAGAGAAAGTCCATGCAAAAAAGCATGTCCAAAGTGTAAGAAGAAAAAGGTTCAAAGAGATTGGCAAGCCAGTACACCAACTTTAGCGATTGATGCTACATTGACACCAAAGAAAGTTGTGGGAAGTCAATTTAAAGATGTTATTGATAGAATTAAAAATAATGGTCAAGTTCCAAAAAGATTTCATGCCAAACTTGATGCAAGTGCAAATATGAATGCTGGAAGAATTGCTCGTTAAGTTTTAGATTCTATCATAGCCTTTAAAACATAATAACTGTCAATAACATCTGTAACAGGATTACTTAAAGTTTTCTGACCAAACATTGATTTCAAATCAGTGTTTGTTTCTTTACTAAAGGTATCGTACATTACCTGTTTATCAGCATTACCTTTGCCTGTGGCGCACTTCTTGACCTTAGATGGCTCTACGATGGTTACAGGAATGGCGTGCTTATAGAGCTTGTATTTGAGAAGACCCATGTTCTCAGCTAAATTGAATACTCTACCTTTAGCACCGTATGCATAACCTTCCATACCAACATCAGCAGCACCAATGCAAAGATTGGTTGCCCATTCTGATATTGTGTCGAATCGATCTACATCTTGTACATATTCTTGAAACGATTCACCAGTAATATTTGGTGCAATCTTATCAGCATATTTTTTAATATTGGTTAGATAATAGAAAAAACAATTATCAAACTTAAATGTCTTGCGTTCATCAAATAAACACAAGCAGGGGCAAGTTATAGAATAATCGATTCCTATTAACATATGGTACATGGATATTTATTCCGAAAACCAAGGCCAGTCACAGACTTCGTGTTTCATAACAGTATCTATCCATGTATAATAATAATCAATTTTTGCAGCACCATTGTCTATAACAGATTGTGTTTCTGGATCGATACTCATAAAATCAATTATACCTGCTAACTTACCATTATCTTCAAATACTGCACCACCAGAATCACCAAAATATATTGATCCTTTGTTTGCAAGCATTCTCATAATCTGCCCGTTATCTTCGATCAAACTTCCATAGTAACTCATCACACCTTTTTGACTTACTTTCTTGTAACCTAGACTCCACCCAACAGTAATAAGAGATTCGCCAGGAACTAATTCAAAAGTTGTTTTTATAAGATTTGTTGGTGGTTCAATACAATCGGTATCAAGAATGCAAATAACAATATCATTAATCAACATTCCAGTATAATATGGTTCTTTAGTAATTACTTTTATAATTCTTACTAGTTGTCCACTATGTGTCCAGAAATAACCAGGAAAATTATCAGGATCACTAAAGCAATGTCTAGCACTTAGTATTGCTCTTGGATGAATTAAAACTGCTGAACCTATTATCTCAACATGTTGTGTAACAAGAGCACCTACACAGGAGTAGCGGTCGTCCTCGTCATGTTCGATGGAATCGTACTTCGATGAATCCAAAAGAAATGAGGGAACTCCCGCTACTCCTAGTGTTTTGTTCTGTTCCGTTTCGTCGAATTTTTGGGAGCAGGATATGCTATTGCAAGCAGTGCTTGTCGCCAGACACAGTGCGAGGATTAAAGCCCTCATACTCATGGCATTAATATTTAGAATAAAAAATCCCCTTGCGGGGATTAATTATTACAGATTTTTAAACTCCTCGGGCTGGACTCGAACCAGCGACATGAAAGTTAACAGCTTTCCGCTACTACCAAACTGAGCTACCGAGGAAAGTGATTTACACTATCTGACATCCACCTGCAGTACAGGCAAATTCTTTACCGACTTCTGTATTATCTTCTGACTCATACTTCATAAGATCATTGAAGTTAACCTTGACCTTTGGATGTGCTGCATATGTTGCAGAATCAATTTGCTCAAACGGTGCCTGAGCATATGTATGATTATCACCACCCGGTAAGAATGCAATACCAGTTGCCATATCAAAGTTCTCCCACAACCAATTACCTACTTCAAGGAATTCACTATCCTTATAGTTTACAGTAACGGAAGGCTTGTGGTGACAGTAATGCTCTTGATATGTTTTCCATAGATCAAGATGATCAAGTGCACGAAGATCTTCTGTAGTAACAGTACCACGAGGAGCCTTCATTGCAAAAGTAAATACGGCAGTAGAAGTTGGGTTTATCACATCATCCTCGCACGGGACTCCTTGATCCTTCATCAAGTTATATAAAGGATCTTTCTTGTCCAACCGTATTCTGCGGAAATAATAATCCGCATAGCGTGGATGTAAACCCGAAGCTGAATCCACCAAGCAAGAAGTAGTGCCTTCTGGCTTGACGCAAGTGATTGACTTGCTAGGATTAATACCCAACTTCTCTGCCCATTTGAGATTTGTAGCCGTTGCATGGTCACGAAGATTCTCAAGAAGTCGAACTAGTTTTGGCTTACCTTCAAGACCACTGGTAAGTTTATTATCAAAAATTCCTGTCATGGAAACACCAAGCAATCTTTCCTCTTCACAGTTCTTCTTCCACTCAGGACGAAGATAAGGAAATTTCACAAAAGTAGACTGCACAGTCCCAATAATAGTGGCAATTTCAATCTTCTTCTTTAGGCTTGCTGCGGTGTCGTCTATACGAACTACAACAGTTGAAAGATTACAAAATTCAAAGGGTCTTAGAATAATTTCTGCACATGGATTGGTACCATATTCACAGTTTTCCTCTCGTCCCCACTTCGCTGCTTGCTCCTGTAGAGCCCTACGATTGATCATGCCGCGTTCTCCGCTGTGAGAGTTGTACAGAGAGGTCCACTCCTCAAGAAACTGTCCCATGGGAGGTCTACCACGATAAACTGCTGAATTATTGGCGTAAGACCTGAATCCGGCTTGTTCCCACCATGCACCACTCTTGCACATAGCAATTTCACGGTCTCCCAGATCACTGAGCGAAATCATAGCGGATCTACGGACTCCACCCACGATTACGGCATTGGCAATGGCACAGCAGGTGTCATGGCATTCAAGAGCCGAAAGTTTACGTCCTTGAGCATTATAGAAGACCTTGACCAAAAATTTGAATAAATTGTCTAGTGGAGCAGGACCAGAAGCACGACCACCAAAAGTCTTAAGTCGTGTACCGGATGCTCTAACCTTTGACAAGTCCCATTTAGGGTGCTTACCAGCATAGAGGTCATTGAATAAGGTTTTGAGAGCATTCCCCCAACCTTCCTTTGAATCTTCAACAACAATTACCTTATCAAAATTCTTTACAATCTTGTTGGCAACAGTTGGAAGTTTATCGGTGTATTGACGCTCTACAGAATATCCAGTACCAGTACCATTCATAAGAATGACAAAGAGTTCTGCAAAAGATTCAACAGAATCAATTGGAAGATACGAGCAATTATACAAACACGTATTATCGTGATCAAGAGCAAGACCTGCAGTCATTAAACTTCTCATCGAAGGAAGAACTTCAAGATTTAAAATTGCTTCTTTGACATCAGGTCTCTCAGTAAGAGACGGAACCTTATCGGTGAAATAATTCCACCAACGGTCTACGCATTCATCCCAACTCTCACGGCGATTCTGTGAAGGAAGCCAACGAGAATAACGAGAAATAAAGATAAAAGATTGAAACGGTGTTAAAGCATCTGCCATGTAATGAACTCCTAGTGGGTGTCTTATTTAGTTGTTAGAGTGTGCCACGAAACTGGGAAAAGGGGAGCAATTAATTTGTCAATTGCTTTAGCGAATTCTTGCACTTCCCATTGTGCATGCGCATCGATACGAAGGTTATAAACTCTTGCAAATGCATATAGAGAACCAGTCCATACAAATTCTGTGTATGTACCTTGTGGTAAAATAGAGCGTGCCTGTTCAGGTGCAACACCATCTACTAATAGACGATTGTATAGATCCAAACATTCTTTTGCAACACCTTTATATTCATCTCGTAACTTAATACAGGTATCAAGATCTTCAATTGCACCACTGCTACCTTGCTTGGCTCCATTCGTTGGGGCGTTTCTCCAAAGAGGTACATAGATCTCTGGCTCAAAGGTAACATAGCGGCGACTCACTTCATTCATGACAAGACCAACTTGATGCTTGCCAAGTTGTGCACGAACAAAGATAGGACACTTGATACGAACACTAATCTGCGGATGACAGAATGGTGTGAAGTGATTATGCTTTGCAAGATATGTAATTAACTTTACATCTTTATCAGGTAGAGAACGAATTGGAACATGACTATCAGCATAATCCCAAGAACTTTCTTTATTGAAAGAAACACGGGCAGCATCTACTACAGATAAATCGCTACCCATGTAATCAATAAGTTGTATGTGTCCATGGTCGAGTACGGTAAGTTTAGTCTGCTCCGGCAACATTGGTATGGTCTGTGTCATCTTCTTCATCCTCATCTGCATCTACAAGTTCAACTCTTACGCCATCAATCTTAGTAAAGTCTGCTGCATATTCTCGTGCACGACCCCATAGTTCGGGATCCATTTCTTTTACATACTCACCGAATCGTTGTACAAAGGTGATATACGCTTCACTAGCCTTTAAAATATCTTCTTCAGATAATTTGTCGTTCTCATCTTCCATTTAAACCTTCTTCCAGTAAGTATACTTTACTTTTGCTTTAAGTCCAGAATAAACATTGTTGATTATTAGTTTCATGGTCATAGATTCACCGAATGCCATCACCATGTCGTTAATATCTTTTTTATCAATTTCATTAGGCCAAATTACTACATTTCGTCCAGCCTCAATGTACTTTCCAATCAAGTGAACAATTTCTACATTTCTTGGTTCATTATCAAATATAAACACAACCTTTGATTTGGAGATCTTCTTAGGAAGATCTTCTAACCAACCTGCACCCTGCATTGAGATTCCATTTGGAATAAACATGGAATCAATCGGACCTTCAGTCACATACACAGTATCTCTTGCGTCTACTTTATCTATGTTGTACCATAGACGCTCTTCGCCTTCACGCTTTAATGTGATATACCTTATCGCTTTATCTTGCGCTTTTTCTTCGATAATCCTGCCCTGTACGCCAATAAGGCTCCCACTCTCGTCATAGAACGGTATGACGAGCCGACCTTCCTTAGATCCTTCTCTATCGAAAGAAGACATGATTCTACTGAAATCACTGCAGTAATAAAAATTGCAATACTTTTCTTTTGGAATTTCTCTAGATTGAACATATTTTACCGCCGGATGATCTGCATTGAGTAAATCAAGCCTTGTTCCGAGATCACTGAACACTGGCTGTTTCTTTTCTGTCTTCGTTGTAACCAACGGTTCTGGATTTTTGTCTTTGAAGTTTTCAAATGCATATTCTTTGCAGAGAGATGGGCTAACACTTTCAAGTACAGAATATAAACTACAGGCAATACCGCAGTTGTGACATTTATAAACATAATTTCCTTTGTTTTCAAAAAAGAATCCTCTCGTCTTCGTCTTGTTCTTTAGTGAGTCTCCACACTTAAAACAACGACACGTAGCAAGGTTCTCTTTCTTCCACTTGAACTTCTCAAGTGAGCCAGACAACATATTCACATATTTCTTATCAATATATATACTCATTTTGCAGTGTCTTCAAAAACCCAGTTTACTGCTTTATTCTTTTTAGTGCCAAAATTATCTGAAAATACTAATGGACCAGAACCCGATCCATAACTTTCTTCATTTGTATTGTTGGCATTGACGAGACTGTTATTTGAATTTTCTACATCGTAGAACTTCATCTTGGATTTGTTTACACCAATAAGAAATTTACGGTTCTTAGTTGTATCATTACCACGGTTCTTTAACTGCTTGACCATGAGTTGACCATTCTGTGCTAACTCTTCTGTCTCAATGAGTGCAATGAAGAAGTCTGTAGTTTGTGGTAGACCAAAACTTTCAGATGTATCCGTCATCTCCATATCACTGCTCTTTGCACCTTCACGATTTACCTGAGTAGCAGACCATAGTGGTACATTGAACTGCTTGGCAAGACCACGAAGTTCTTCTGCAATACCCTTGACATAGGTGTAACTATTCATACCATTGCCCATCTTGAATCTTGCACATGAGCAGATGTTTAGATAGTCAACAATAATAATGTCAGGCTTGAACTTCTTCTTGATCTTCAGTTCTTCCATTAGATTACGGAAGTGAGTTACATTTGCTGCAGCAGTAGGATATTCTTTAATAATAAGTTTACCACGGCAAGTCTTCTTAAGATTGTTTACCTTGTTCTCATACATAGCAAGAGGCATCTTCTCTAGAACATGAATGTCTGTATCTAAAAGATTGGCATCAATACGTTTAGCAATTTCTTCTTCAGACATTTCAAGTGTGATATACAACACATTCAAATTTTGTGTAAGACACGCAGCAGCATGATGGCATAGGAATGCACTCTTACCAACACCGGATGCTGCCATCACTACGTTGAGAGTCTTTTTACGAACTCCACCACCTGTGATTAGATTAAACATCTCAAGATCAAATGGTACCCGCTCTTCTACACGATGATAGTACTCATAGCGTTCATCGACATCCTCAAAGAAGTCGTGTCCTACACGAGTATCAAAGGATACAGATAGAGCCTTAGACATGATCTCAGGAATTGCATTCTGAGTCTGCTCCTTATCCTTACCTTCAATGATACCGATGGATGCCATGATACCATTGTAAATGGCTTTCTCTTTGCAGAACTTTTCAGTATGTTCTACAAGCCACTCGGTATCAGACTTCTCACCTTCCTTGTACATCTCATCAGAGATGGCAACACACTTCTTGAATTCACTGTCTCCAAGAGTCTTGTCATCTCCGAGTGAAATGAGTACAGCATCCTTAGTAGGAATGTTATTGTACTTAAGAAGAAACTTACTTACAATATTAAAGACTGTTCGTTCAGCCTTATCTTGAAAGTATTCTTCTTGAAGGAACGGGACAACCTTGCGAGCAAAGTCCTCATTGAGAACTAAGTTCTTTAGAATAACTGTTTCCATGGTTTTATTATATCACTGGGTTAGGCGTTGTCAAGATGATCTTCATGAACATCTGCTTCAAGATCTTTATCTTCATCACTTTCAACTTGTGACTCTATGATCTTTACAAATATTTCACCAGCAGTTTGTGTGAAATCTTTATCGGCTTGATCAAACCCTTCAGGGAATTTAATCATTTCAATTTCCATGGTAACGTTTAATCCATCATTACCATCTTCTTTAAAATCAATTTTACCATAGCGGTAAATAATACCAGAAAATTTACCTGATGTAATTTCAATAGGACAAGTTTGTGTACTGTCTACTGATGCTTCGGGAATAAATTTATATTCAACTGCCTTGCCCATACTTGAATCCTTTTTGAATTTCCACATCCAACTTGTCAAGAATATCTTTTGTAAAATACTTTTCAGGATCTTCATCTATATTTTTCTCAAATGCTTTTGTACCATCTGGGAGTTCTACTCGTGTTGAAACCTTCTTGAATATATTATACTCAATTGCAAGGTCTGTCAACCCATAATATCTACTTAATCCAGAAGTATAATTAAGCCGTGTCTGAACATGCATGTTTTCCTTAACAAAACGATTCTTGTAATTGGTGCACTTAATAAAGTTACCAACAATACCTTCATCGGTCTTATCCTTACTCTTAGATAACATGATGATGTTACTAGCAGCATACTTGATACCTGTACCACCACCAAGATCCTTAGTAGGAACATATGAACCAATAACTTGATAGGTATGGTTTGTAAGAAGAAGTGGTATCTTTGCCTTACCAAGTTTCAATGTAAGAACACGGAATGTAGCCTTAGTAAGTTGTGCCTTGGTCATATCACGCACATCCTTACCATCTGCTGAATCGGTCATTTCTTTGTTTGTCGATAACATTCCCAAAGAATCAAGAACCATAAAGATTGGTTTGCGGTCTTCTTCAGGTGTTTCAAGTACATCATTGACGATCTTGAGAGCCTGGTTCTTGAACTCTTCGATTGTTGCAACAGGAACAACTGCAATTCTTTTGGAATCGATTCCCCGTTGTGCAAACATGTCTGAAGTGATTGCTTGCTCCGTGTCAAAGTAGATGACAACACCGTCTTTGTGGTCTTTGAGAAATTGCGTAGCGATTCCAATTGCATAGAAAGTCTTTCCAGTAGCAGGGTCTCCTGCAAGACAAGAGATCTTGTTCGCAGGTAGTCCACCATATATAGATCCTGAAAGCAAAGCATTCAGAACATAAGAACCAGTATCAATGAAGCCTGTAACATCTGCCCCATCAATACCATCGGCTACAATAGCTGCATCGGGATTGTTTAATTTACTTAGTAGATTTGTTAGGTACTTTGACATTTTCTTCTTTCTTCTTTTGTGCTAGCTTATGATTTTCGTTTTCCCAATACTGACACGCTTCAATAGAATCGTTGAGTCTATGATAATGTTCTTTGAGTAAAGTTTCAATTGCATGAATTCTATTATATAGATCAGTATTACTCTCTATACTGAAATCAGGTCTATTCTTTAATATGTGACCTCTGTATTCACAGTGAGAACGATACTCATATAGTAACATAGTAAATGGCATCTCTTCAATAGATTCATAAAATTCCTGATATGGAACTTTTAAAATATTATAGTCATATTGCCACGGAACAAGTTTAGTAATAGTAACTTTAGATTTTTTTGTCACTTTGTTTCTTACCTTTCTTATAATTTTTAGTTGTAATGATAATACGCGCATAGTTTTCTTCAACTATGGTGTCATCAATAGTAATTGATTCTACAATTACGTCATCTACGTCATTGACAATATCAAGTAGTCTAGTACCAACCATAATACATGGACCACCTTCAAAATCAAATAAACCGTCACCGCCCCTAGAAAATAAGGTGTGACCTTCGAGACTATAGTTTCCGTCTTTACGTTTTGTGAGGATTCGTTCATCCCCATATCTAGATTTAAAGGTCTTTACCATTTCTTAATATTCTTTCAGATTAGTATTATATATCAGGAGAAGAACGAGTCAAGTGTTACCTTGTCACTTATCGACCATTTAATTGCTTGCAAAATATTGTCAAGAGGTTCATTAAAAGTTTTTTCAAATTGTTTCTTACGATCCACGAATTTATCTAGTTGAAACTGTGCTGGGGCTTTATTGATAAATCCAAGAACTGCATCACGACCACCCATACCATATGGGTTTGGAACTTTTACAAACACAAATCGAATCTTATCATTTTCTTTGATAGGTGCAACTTCTTTATCAAGTTTCAACTTCTTCAAATATGCATTGTGTAACAATGCTGCCTTAGTAGCAATAGGTGTTCCACTCTTGTATATATCAGAGACATCTGTGTACTTAGAGATACCCTTAACACCCCGAGGAGATGCGATAACATCTATAGGTAGTTCCATAAATTCATCATAAAATGCATTCACATACTTACGCAACTCCTCGGGGGTCTTGGTCATAATGATCATGATGCAGTCTTTGAGTTTACTACGAACAATACCTGGAGTACTGCTTCGTGCTGTCTCAAGACCCATGATCTTTAACTTTGGTTCACTAAAGCGAACACCTTCAAGATCTGTCATCAACAATGCATATCGCTTCTTGGCAATAAACATTCCACTTGATGCAATTGCTTCACGCTTGAATGAAATCTTGTTGGTAAGACAATTGAGTTTGGTGGTCAACTCTTTCATTGTTGCAGTCAATTCTTTTTGAATATTCTTTTCACAGATATTATCGATAAAGGTTGTGATGTCACCGATATCACTCTTGCTAGAAACTTTAGTAATAATATCTTCAAGATTCAAATACACGGAATCTGTATCAACAGCAATGACATAATCCTTTGAGTCTTCATTCTTCATGACCTTATTGATATAGGCATTCATCTGATCTTCAGCAGATCGAATGATAACCTGACCAGTAACGGTAACTGCAGTTGCAAGTTCTGGAGAAGAGTATGTGAATGCAGGATTACCAAGACAGCCGTACAGACTGTTTGCTAGAATCTTCTTTACTGACTGACGAATCTTAAGAGCCGCAATAAATGGAATAAGTTTCTTGTCCTTGGAGACTTCGTATTCCTTCTCCAACTTGATCATCTTCTTCTTGGCTTCTTGTCGTTGATTGAAAGTGATCTCAATTAGAGTAGGAATGAATCCCTTGACGCTGTTTGAGAATACTGATCCATTACATGCCAAGCATGCATTCTGATCAATAGCATCTTGAATCATGTCTGGAATCTCTTTGCGTTTACTACGCAAAAAGTCATCTGCATTCAATGATGAATTCTTGACAATGCATGTCTCGGGTGAAATGTTCCAACCAATGATAATAGATGGATATAGAGATGTTGCATCGAAACTCACAACATTTTTATATAGACCGGGAATCACATCCTTAACATAGGCACCAATAAACTGATCGTCCTTGGCATACTTTGTCTTTAATGGTGGAACAATGTTTTGCTTGGCAAGATAGTCACAACAAATGGTTTCCCAAATACGTGTGGCGAAGAAGACGGTATCAAAGGTGATCTTGGCTTCATATGCAATCGAAACTGCAAGATCAATTAACTTTAATTTATCCTCAAGTCGCTCAACCAAGACCACGTCTTGGACATTGTACTCAGCAAACTTTTGAAAGTTTTGCGTATAAAACTCACGCAACGACCCATATTCGGTATAGTCCAGTTTTTGTTCATCTAGTTCTACCTTTGCTATATTATTTAGGGCATAACTTTCTTGGTTGGTTCCAGAAAACTTCTTATATAGATCCATGTAATCCAGAATGGTGTATCCTGGAAACTCATATAAAGTATAGTCTTTACCACCAATATTGGTAATACGCATCTTCATGAAGCCAAAGGGCATCCATGCCTGAATCTCCTTTTCTTCAAAGAAGAGTTTGGCACGACCAATGATATAGGGCATATCAAAGAGTTTGATGTTCCATCCTGTCAAAATATCTGCATCACATTGACGAAGAATGTCAAAGATCTTCTTAATCAATTCCCTTTCAGATGCAACAAGAACAACTCGACAATCCGGAAGGTTGAGGGGTTTCATGGTGATAACATAATTGACACCAGAGATACGAATCGTCACCAAGTTAATGCGTTCATTTGGCGCATCAAGATTGGGAAACCCCCCTTCCGTCTCACATTCAAGGTCCAAGTAGGCTACTTTGATCTTGGAAAGATCGTATTCCACCTCAGACGGATAAGTCTCCATGATATATTGAGTGATGAAAT